CTACGCCATCGGCGCTCTGCGGGTTGACAAGACCGGGACGCTGACGGGCGAGGTTGGGCAGGAACTGATCGACGCCCTGGCCGAGCGCGGCTTTGCCGTGACGGACGCGGAGGCCGCGTAAGTGCGGAAGGAGGACTTCAACATGGAACAGAGCAAAATCACTGCGGTTTATTGCCGCACGGCCACGCCGGACGCCACCGCCATCGAAGCGCAGCGGGACACCCTGCTGCGCTTCGCAGCCGCCCAGGGTTTCGGGAATGTGGAAATCTTCGAGGACGACGGTTTTTCCAGCGGCGACTCCACCCGGCCCGCCTTCGTGCGGATGAACGCGCTCATCACGGCGGGCCGCGTGGCGCGGGTGCTGGCGCGGGACGTCGCCCGGCTGGGCCGCAATATCGACGAGGTTCTGGCCTGGGCGCGGACGGCGCGGGAGCAGGGCGCGGAATTGATCACCCTGGACATGGACTTCGGAACCCTGCCCGAGCGGTTCGCGGTCTGGCTGGCCACGCTGGAAACGGAGCCCTTTGCTTTCCGGGAGGGCGGCTACCACTGCACCCTGCTCCGCGTCCCGAAAAGCCCCGGCTTCGAGTATCTCTACTCCCAGCGGCATTACCACGGCAGCGCTATCCAGCGCGGGGAAAACTTCGAGTATGCCGGGATTTACTGCACGGGCGACGGGCATCTCTACGACGGCCAGCACGACATCCGGGCGTTGGAGGAGGCCCTGGAGGGCCTGGTGCGCGGTGGCGCTAGACCGATGCTGAAGTCCCTGAAGGCCGGGGTGCGGGCGGCGGTGGAAGCCACCCTCGGCAACGACCGCGAGAAGCTCCGGGTGAAGGAGCTTGCCTCTGAAAAAGACATAGAGGACTTGGACTTTTTCGTCAGGTGCAGCGCGGCCTCCAGGGCGCGTGATTTGTATATCAGCGGCGCGGACGGCGTGACCTATCGCTGCCCATATACCCCGGAATACTGGACGGAGGCTTCGCTGCTGGACTACATCCTCGACCCGGAGGGCTTTGCTGCCAGCGAGGCGGCGGCCTACATCGACGGCAACCAGGAAGCCATACTTTACGCCTTTATGCAAAACAGCGCGGTGGCCGCTGAATACGCCGCCCTGGTGGGGAACCCCCGGCACCCGGCCCACCGCGCCAAGCGGATTATGGAGGCCATGAGCGCCACCACCGCCAAGACGGTGCGGGTGACGATCTGCAAGGACGACGTGGATTTCACCTTCAAAACCGAGGCCGATGGGTTCCGGCGCGACTGCGTGAACCGTTACTGGACGCACAAGATTCAAGCGGCGGATCGTCGGGAGTTCGAGCGCCTGTTCGGGCACAGCGCCGACTACAGTCCCGAGGACATCCTGCGCATCGAATACGGCAGGACGGTGCTCTATGAAGCGCAGGAGGTGGCGGCATGAATTTTCCTTCGAAAGAAGATGTCGCGGCGGTGCGGGCGCAATACCCCAGGGGGGCGCGGGTGGAGCTCGTTCAAATGAACGACCCCTTTACCACCCTGTGCCCCGGCGACTTGGGCCGGGTGACATCCGTTGACAGCACCGGCACGGTTCACGTCGCCTGGGATTGCGGCTCCACCCTGGGCGCGGTTTACGGTGTGGACAAGATACGCATAGCGCCGGAGCCGGAGGGCGGCGGCTGACTGCGGCTTTGGTAAAAGAAGCTCTTTTCAGGGGGATTTCGGTGGCGAAGTTTGTATACTTCAGCCCGCCGATTTTCCTTGATATTGCTGGCTTTCCGGCCCTGAGAGGAGTATAATATATGTGTAGGGCGGGAGTCCTAACACCAAAGCGGAGGGCACCAAAATGGCGACGAAAACATACGAAATCAAGGCGAAGCAGGGTTGGCAGAACTGGATCACTGGCATGGTCGGCGGCTATGGCTTCCAGGCGAAAATCTACGACGAGGGCTCCGAGCTCGGCATCGACGGCGGGCGCGTGAGCAAGCTGTGGGTGCGGGATGAGGCCACGCGGCTGGTCGCCATGAACTACGAGCGCGGCTGGGACGTGCGGCCCAAGACCGCCGCCCACCGCCGCCTGCTGACGGCCCTGCTCGAATACCTGGCGGCGCTCCCGACCACGGAGATGTGGGAGGAGCTCGCGGAGGGGCAGCCCATCCCCACCACGGCGCGGATGCGCAGCGGCTTCGAGGCCCCGGCGCTCATGAAAATAGACCGCGACGGCTACGCGACCATCTACGACGAGCAGACGGGCCAGGTGTACAAAAAGCTCGACCCCATCGCGGTGCGCGACTTTCTGGACAGGAGGGCGGCATAATGGTATTTACGCTTTATCTGAACGAGGGCGGGCAAGCGGTGGACGCGGGCGAGGTTTCCGCGCCGAGCTACGAAGTAGCAAAGGACTTTGTGATCTCGGAGGGCTTCGACGAGCAGGACTTCATTCTGGTCAAGGTAGAAGGATAAGGAGGGCGGTATAATGAACGACAACAAACTGCGCGAACTGCTGGAGGGCATCGCCCAAACCCATCTCGGGGTCGGCACCCTCGAAACCCGGCACAGCGACAGCCTGGACTTCCACGGGGTTTCCGTATGGGGCCTGCGCATGGCGCTGGAGGCAGCCTACAACCTGGGCGCGGCGAACGCCGCGCAGAAATAGGAGGAGGAGCTACCATGACCACAAAGCAGATGAAACAAGTCAAAGAGCAGCTTCCCCCCAAGGCGCGGATCATGCAGGCGTTCAAGCCCTACGTGGGCAATATCCGGGTGATCGTCCGGCTGCCCGGCGAAAAAGCCGATACTACCTACACGGTTACGTTCGACCGCGAAACCGACTATCCCTATATTGAACCCCTGGCGAAGGAGGAGCAGACATGCGCTTGAATTACTACCGCTTCCCCGAAACCGTGGACGCGCAGACCCGCTACCAGCACGGGGCCGACCCCATCGGCGAGCGCGGCTGCACGGCGAACCCGGACGGCGATTGCCCCGGCTGCCCCCACCATGAGGGGAACTGGCACGACCGCCCCTTCGCCACGGTGGAGGACGCCGAGGACATCATTTCCGGCATTAAAATCACGGCGGCCAAGGCTCTGCTCAGGCAGTTCGGCGGCTCGGCCTGGACAAATCACATCGAACGCGACGGCGGCGTATTTGAAACCACGCAAATCACGCTGACGGGCAATAACAGCAGGCACAAGTACAACCGGCACCTGTAGCGCCGGGGCCTGCAAAGGAGATCGTTACCTATGGCAGAAAAACCTATATTGTTTGAGGAAACGTCGGTGCTGGGCATCCAGGCCGACCTAAAGACGCAGACGCGCCGGGCCTTCCGTGTCCCGGAGGGCTGCGAGGCCCGCCCGGCAGGGATTGCCGGGAGCCGCGAGAAACCCCTGCGCCTGGAATGGGACGGGGGCGTTCGCCGTCCGCGCTACCAGCCCGGCGACATCCTTTGGGTGCGGGAAACCTGGGGCGTCGGCATACAACTGGCGGGCGGCGTCATATACCGGGCCGACTACGCCGGGAAAAAGGCCCCGCTTGCCGAAGGGCAGAAGTGGCGGCCCTCCATGATCATGCCCCGCGCCCTGGCCCGCATATTCCTGCGGGTGACGGACGTGCGGGTGGAACAGCTGCAAGATATATCCGAGCGCGACGCTATCGCGGAAGGGCTCGCGGACGCGGCCCGCTACACCCCCCGCAGGAATATCCGGCGCTTCGCGGAATTTTGGGACAGTTTCAACGCCAAGCGCGGCTATGCCTGGGCCACGAACCCGTGGGTGTGGGTGTATACCTTCGAGCGCGTCAAATAATACAGCGATATAACAAAATAGAAAAACCGAGGGCTTCCCCACGCGGGGAGGCCCTTTTCCATATCCACACCCGGAAAGGAAGTGACCCCATGCGACCCTTACGCAACTACACCCCCACGCCCTTCATGCTCCCCGGCTCCCGCTACAACGCGGCCCGCGCCGATACCGCCGTTGCCTTCATCAATTGCTTAAAGCACACGAAGGGCGAGTGGTACGGCCAGGCATTCGAGCTTATTGACTGGCAGGAGCAGATCGTCCGCGACCTTATGGGCATCATCAAGCCCACGGGCTACCGCCAGTTCAACACGGCATACATCGAAATCGCCAAGAAGCAAGGCAAATCAGAGCTCGCGGCGGCGATGGCCCTGCTGCTCACCTGCGGCGACGGCGAGCACGGCGGCGAGATATACGGCTGTGCGTCCGACCGGCAGCAGGCGTCCATCGTCTTTGACGTGGCCTGCGGCATGGTGGAGCAGTGCCCGGCCCTGCGTTCGCGGATCAAGCCGGTCATGTCGCAGAAGCGCCTCATATACAAGCCGCTGAACAGCTTCTATCAGGTGCTTTCCGCTGAGGCGTATACCAAGCACGGGTTGAACGTCCACGCCGTGGTGTTCGACGAGCTCCACGCACAGCCCAACCGTCAACTGTATGACGTTATGACCCACGGCTCCGGCGACGCCCGCAAGCAGCCCCTGTATTTTTTGATCACCACGGCGGGGAACGACACGCAGTCCATATGTTACGAAGTCCACCAAAAGGCCCTCGACATTCTGGAGGGCCGCAAGGCCGACCCCACGTTTTACCCGGTGATCTACGGGGCCGCCGAATCCGAGGACTGGACAGACCCCGCCGTCTGGCGCAAGGCCAACCCTTCCCTCGGCATTACCGTGGACGAGGAAAAATTACTCCTTGCCTGCGAAAGCGCCAAGCAAAATCCCGCCGAGGAGAACCTGTTCCGGCAGCTGCGGCTCTGCCAGTGGGTGAAACAAAGCATCCGCTGGATGCCCATGGAGAAGTGGGACGCCTGCGCCCACCCCGCCGATCCCGAGGCCCTGCGCGGGCGGCCCTGCTATGCCGGGCTTGACCTTTCCTCTACCACCGACATCACGGCTTTTGTGCTCGTTTTTCCTCCGCAAGAACCGGAAGACAGGTATGAGGTACTCCCGTTCTTCTGGCTCCCCGAGGACACCCTGCCGCAACGGGTGCGCCGCGACCACGTGCAATATGACGTGTGGGAGGCGCGGGGGAAGCTCAAGACCACCGAGGGCAACGTCGTTCACTATGGCTTTATCGAAAAGGCCATAGAGGAGCTCGGTGCGCTGTACAACATCCGCGAGATCGCCTACGACGACTGGAACGCCACCCACATGATACAAAATCTGGAGGGCCTGGGCTTTCGCGTCGTCCCCTTCGGCCAGGGCTTCAAGTCTATGTCGCCGCCGTCGAAGGAGCTCATGCGGCTAACGCTCGACGGCAAAATCGCCCACGGCGGCCACCCTGTCCTGCGCTGGATGATGGACAATATTTTTGTGCGCACCGATCCGGCAGGGAATATAAAGCCCGACAAGGAAAAGTCCAGCGAAAAGATTGACGGCGCGGTCGCGCTCATTATGGCCCTTGACCGGGCGCAGCGCGGCGGGGCGGGGCCGGGCGAGAGCGTGTATTCCAAAACAGGGAGGGGGCTGCTCGTTCTATGAAGCGAATCTCCAAGCGCCGTGCCCGCGATAAACCCAGGAACGACCTGGGCGGTGGCGCGGTTTATCACATGGGCGGCACTACGTCGGGCCAGGCCGTGAACGAGCGCACGGCTATGACCGTCACCGCTGTTTATGCCTGTGTCCGCATTCTGGCCGAGGCCATCGCGGGGCTGCCCCTACACGTCTATAGATACCAGGAGGGCGGCGGCAAGGCCCGCGCCCCGGATCATCCGCTGTTTCTTCTACTCCACGACGCCCCCAACCTGGAAATGACGAGCTTTGTTTTCCGGGAAACGCTCATGGCCCACCTGCTGCTACACGGCAACGCATACGCGCAGATTATCCGGGACGGTCACGGGCGGGTGCTGGAGCTCTACCCGCTGCTGCCCAACCGCATGAGGGTGGATAGGGACGCGGCGGGCCGCATTGTCTACGAATACCGCAAGGGGGACGGTTCCCCCGTGCCCCTGCGCCGGGAGGACGTGCTGCACATCCCCGGCCTGGGCTTCGACGGGCTGGTGGGATATTCGCCGATTGCAATGGCGAAGAACGCCGTGGGCCTCGCGCTTGCCACGGAGGAGTTCGGCGCGACGTTCTTCTCCAACGGGGCCAACCCCGGAGGCGTTCTCGAAAGCCCCGGTGTCATTTCCGACCCGGAGCGGCTGAAAGAAAGCTGGCACTCGCAGTTTTCCGGGGCCAGAGCGCACAGCATTGCCGTGTTGGAGGAGGGGCTCAAATATCACAGCATCGGCATCCCGCCCGACCAGGCGCAATTCCTCGAAACGCGCAAGTTTCA